CTTGTACTTCACGTCGGCGTTTGGCTCGATGTTCAAGTCTTCGTCCACACCAAGCACTTCGCCAATCTTCCACAACTCATGTTGGCCAGCAGGCACAACAACGAAGTCGCCAGACTTCACATCCAAGTGCGTGACGTATGTGTACGCGCGGCTGGCTGTGCCGTTCTCATTCAAGAATGCGACGGACACGGTTTTGGTGTCCTCGCGCAAGATAGCTGCAATGTTTTTGTCCATGGTGTTCCCCTAATTAACCGACGTGAATGATTTGTAATTTGCCCATTGCTTGGGCGGCTTGCATGAGGGTTTTAACTTCACGCACAGCTTGTTTGCGGATCTGGGTCAACTCTTTGGCCACGTCGTCACCGCTGATGTCTTTGATCCAGCCATAGCCAAACCAGCACTCTCGCGCTGGGTCATAGCTGAGGTCGATCCAGTTCTCACCCCAGCGGAGGTCAAAGTTCTTTGCGCCTTGCTTGAGGTATTCGCCAAGCGTGCGCATGATGACTGCACGTGATGGCTTGCGATTGAAGTCGATGTTGATGGTGGGGATGGTGTTGCTCATGGTGTTCTCCAGTGGGGCCGAAGCCCCGTTGATTTATTGGCCGACAGTCCAAGTGACTGACTTGATCATGGACCGAGCGTTGACTTCGGCCTGCTTTGAGTTGCTGCACTTGATGCAACGGTACTGCTCAGGCTCCGAGAGGAAGCCTTTCCAATCTGTTGACATTGGGGTGCGCATGATGTTGCGACCACAAGCAGTGCGTGCTGCCATACCCTTTGGGCCTTTGTCGAGGTGCATTTGACGTGACATGGTGTCCTCCGATTAACGTGATGTTGTCTTGATGCTGAACACAGCGGTGGTGCTGGTGTGAGCTGCGATCTTGTCGGCAGGGATGGCCAACTCTTCGGCCAATGCTTTCCAGTCGGTCACAGAGCGGTTTGCCTCGACGTATGTGGACTTAAACAATGCGCCTTCGAACACCTTGACGTCGCCTTTGCTGGCCATGTCTTTCATGGCGTCTTTGATCTTGTCAGCTTGCTTTGTGAGTGTGGCGATTTGAGCCAAGAGGGTGCCGAGTTCGTCAGCAGAAGCGGGGGTGGTGGTGATTGCTGTCATGATGTTTCCTTGTCTAAACCTGCGTCATTGCAGTGAAGATAGTGTAACAGCAAGTTACACAAGAAACCACCTCACATAAAAATATTTCTAAGGAAAACCCTAATATTTTTGTTGCTTGTGTACAACAAGTAATACTTGGGTTTCCAGAAAATTACCGTGATTGCATGATGAGGTCCATCACTCGCTCCACCGTGACGTTGAGTGCATCGAACTCATCCATCTTTTTGAGCTTCCACATCTGGCGTTGGCCATGCCAGCCATTGCGTGAGCCTTGGTGGCAGTCTTTACACAGGGCCACGCAAACATATTGGCGGTGCTGTTTGACGTGATGTGCGTCGCTTGGTGGGGGTGCGTCGCATACGCTGCATGGCAGCTCTTTGACTAGCCCAACGTAGGCTCGTTCTTTGGCGGTGAGTTTGTTGTTCATGCGTACACCATCAGTCCTGTGTTGAGGGGTGGAAACGCTTCCACTACTTTGCGGCACTGGTCCACATCAAACATACCGATGTGCGCCTCAGCCTTACTCAGCCCCATGCGCTCGGCCAGCATCTTGTACGCCTTGTGCCGTGTGACGTGGCCAGACTTCCAGTACGGGTCAAACGCTGCGTGAGCGGCCATCTTTGCCTTGCGCAGCTCTGCGTTGGCCAAGCGCCCAAGCGGGGCATTCATGAGGCTGTTCTTGTGTGTGCCCACCCATGCGTCGCAGGGCATGCAGGCCCAGATCTTGAGTGATGCCAAGTCTGGGCGTCGTGGGTACACCTTGCTGCCAGTGGTCAGTTCGGCTTCGTTGCCGCAGTATGGACACTTCATTTTTTGCTCCTGAGTTCACGCGCACGGATCAACGTGTCAGCGATTTGGTCCGCAAAGTGGATTTGGTCTTGGATGTTGCTTGACAGCCGAACCATCACATATTTGCCATTGGTGTCTTTGAGGCTTGCGATGGCGATCATGATGGCTTCGGTCAATCCGCGCTTGTCATACAAGTCGAGCGTGCTGCACAGCTCTGCTGGGTCTGATAGCCATGTCATGACAGCGCCCGATCCACTTGTCGGTTTGAGGCTTCCATGGACCGCCAGCAGTCGATGCGTGCCTGTGCAGCCACCAGTTGCCAGCGTAGGGCTTCAGCCTTCTCTGTGGCCGCTCTGAGCCCCTTTAACAGCTCGATGTACCCAAGGTCAGCATACGCCTCCCTTTCCTGCGCTGCGGACGTTTTATGGCCTGCAACCATGGCGTCCTTCATGAGCATGGCGTGCTTTGATTTGCGGAACTGGTCGAGGTACACCACCTCGGACTTTGC